AAATGATGAGTTTTTTTTTTATTGAGTTTTAATCTGAGAAAAGTAAAAATGGACATTTATAAATGTCCAAAAAAATAAATCTCAAAGTAAAACCTACTCAAAAAAAACTCATTTTTCACTTTAAAGCATTATGCTGCAAATCTTGTTTTTATAAGGACCACCTTCTTACCAACCTTTTATTTTTATTTTATAGAAGAAAGGATTTAGGGGATTTTTCGGTTCTAATATTATAGAACATTATAGAATGAAAAAATCCCCTAATTTTAATTGCGAGTATTGTGGCTATCATACTCGTAATAAAAAAGATTTTTCTAAACATTTACTCACTGCTAAACATTTAAAGGGGATAACTAGAACAGAAAAATCCCCTCCTATATTTTCCTGCATATGTGGTAAGGAATATAAAGCTAGAAATAGTTTATGGTATCATACGCGAACTTGTAGTAGTCCTCACGCAAATCAATCTAAAATAGATAATACACTTGTTTTCGAACTTATTAGACAAAATTCGGAACTTAAGGAACTTGTTCTCGAACAATCTAAACACGTTTCACACGTTATTACCAACAACAAAACGAATATTCAAAATCAAACTATTAATAATAATCATCAGAAATTCAACCTCAACTTCTTCCTCAATGATACCTGTAAAGATGCGATGAATATGTCCGAATTTATTCAGAATATAATCGTTGATTTCGCAGAAATCGAGAACATAGGTAAGTTAGGATACGTTTCTGGTATGACTAATATGATTATTGAAAGAATCAAACAACTCGATATCACCAAACGACCCCTTCACTGCACTGATTTGAAACGGGAAATTATGTATATCAAAGATAATGATGAGTGGGATAAAGATTCTCCCTCAAATGATAAGTTGCATCAGATGCTGAAGATCATTGCTCACAAAAACTATCAAACTATCCCTATTTGGAGAACCAATAACCCAGAATGCGGCATATCCGACCACCCCAAATACAACGTATGTGTGGATATGATGAAGAATGTGATCGGTGATGTAGGTAAGGAACATTTCAACCTCGATAGAAAGGTCATTAAAAACTTATCCAGCTCCATTCTTGTGAAATAAGCAGTCATCAGTAAGGAATGGAAATGATGAGTTTTTTTTTTATTGAGTTCTTATCTGAGAAAAGTAAAAATGGACATTTATAAATGTCCAAAAAAATAAATTTCAAAGTAAAACCTACTCAAAAAAAACTCATTTTTCACTTTAAAGCATAAAGCTTTGAATACCAAAAAAATGATTTTATACATCAACCCAACCCTCTGAAATAATATTTATGAGAAAGGGTTTAGGGGTTTTTTTGTGTTAACATATTATGCTAACAAATCTAACAGAAAAAAACCCCAATATACCCATTAGTTATGAATGTAAAAAATGCAACTTTACAACGAGCAATAAAAAAGACTATTCTCGACATATCCGCACTGCTAAACATCTAAATCTAACAAATCTAACAGAAAAAACCCCAAAAAACCCTATACCATTTCAGTGTCAATCTTGTGGGAAATTGTATAAATCAAGAGTAGGCATTTGGCAGCATTCGAAGAAATGTATATCGATGACTGCATATAATACAGAGATAGCCCAATTCGACACCATACACCCAGACACAAATGCATTTGTCGATATTTTAAAACAACATAACGATTTCAAATCTTTGATGGTAGAACAGTCTAAACAAATGCAAGATATGCAATTAGAAATACACCATCAACAGGTTGAGAATAATAAATTACAAGAACGGTTAATAGAAGCAGTAAAATATAGCGGCAATCATATCCAAAATCAGACCATTAATCATAACAATCAGAAATTCAATCTAAATTTTTTCTTGAATACTACGTGTAAAGATGCAATGAATATGTCAGAATTCATCGAAAATATCAATGTGAATTTCAAAGATATTGAGAACATTGGCAAAGATGGCTATATATCTGGTATGACGAATATGATTTTATCTCGAATTAAGGACTTAGATATCACAAAACGCCCGCTTCACTGCACCGATTTAAAACGCGAAACAATGTATATAAAAGATAACGATGAGTGGAGTAAGGATAGTCGTGAAAATTCAAAATTACGTGATATGATATCGATTGTCGCAAAGCAAAATTATAATACTGTCCCTGTGTGGCGAAAAGAACACCCAGAATGCAATGTATCTGATCATCCATCATATAATCTATGTATGGATATGATGCGAAATATAATAGGGGATGTAGGGATTGAACAAGCCCGGCTCGATAATAAAGTGATAAAAAACCTATCTAAGTCTATATTTATTAAATAAGCAGTCATCAGTAAGGAATGCAAATGATGAGTTTTTTTTTTATTGAGTTTTAATCTGAGAAAAGTAAAAATGGACATTTATAAATGTCCAAAAAAAAAAATCTCAAAGTAAAACCTAAAGAAAAAAAACTCATTTTTCACTTTAGAGCATAATGCTTTAAATACGAAAACAATAATTGTAGTAATCAACCCAACCTTTGAAAATAATATTTCAGAGAAAGGATTTAGGCGAGAAATCCGTTATCCATATAGGATAACGATGGATAACGAAAAGTCGCCGAAAAGTCGCCGAAATTTCTTATGCACACATTGTGATTATATATGCTTTAAAAAAAGTGATTTTAAAAAACATCTTCAAACCATAAAACACAAAAAGGGTGAAATGGGCAAAATGGATAACGAAAAGTCGCCAAAAGTCGCCGCAGCAATTGTGGAAACAACTCCGATTAATTACCACTGTAAATGTGGAAAATGGTATAGATATAAGAGTGGATTATGCAAGCACAGACGACAATGCACGATAATAGATGAACCCATAATTATTACACATCACCCATCGTCTATAACCGTAGATAATACTCAATTTATCAACTTACTTCAACAGAATCAGGAATTCAAAGAGATGATTTTGGAGCAAAACAAGACGATAACTGACTTGTCTACCCGTGTATCAACAAGTCATATAACAAATCATCACACTACTACTAATAATAATAATCAAAAGTTCAACTTAAATTTTTTCTTGAATACTACGTGTAAAGATGCAATGAATATGTCTGATTTTATCGAAAATATACATATAGATTTTAAAGAATTAGAGAACATAGGCAAAGATGGCTACGTATCTGGTATGACAAATATGATTTTATCCCGTATTAAAGATTTAGACATAACAAAACGTCCTCTTCATTGCACTGATTTGAAACGTGAGATTTTGTATATAAAAGATAACGATGAATGGAGTAAGGATAGCCCAACTAATACTAAATTGCAAAAAATGATATCAATTGTGGCCAAGCAAAATTATACAAAGCTGCCATTATGGAAACAACAATGCCCAGAAAGCGATAATTGGCAGCACCCAAAATATAATTTTTACATTGATATGATGAGAAATATTTTAGGAGATGTTGGAGAGGAGCAAGTAAAATTAGACAGAAAAATTATGAAAAATCTGTCAGGACATATATTAATAGATAAATAACATATTTAAAAAAATCCCCATCAATAGTATAATGAATACAACTGATATAATGGTGACAATACAATATGTTTTTAGTAATACGTGTGATTTCATTTACTATATTCACAAATATGTAGACGAAACAGATTTCATATTCTAGTTGTACAAATGAATAAATATATTCATTGTATATATTCGAATAAAATGAATAGGCTCATACTATTATCCGTGATTATGGTTATATTTGACGCTATATATCTAAATGCTATTGGTAATATATATGGTGATCAAGTTGCAAAAGTGCAGCGAACTGCAATGAATGTGAAATGGGAAGGAGCGGTTGCGTGTTATCTTCTAATGATAGCAGGATTGTATTATTTTATTATAAAGGACAACCGCTCGGTATTCGATGCGTTTTTATTAGGTATTTTAGTATATGGTGTATATGATGCAACTACTTATGCAATATTCAAAAAATGGTCTCCACTATTAGCTGTAGTTGATACATTATGGGGAGGCGTTTTGTTTGCATTAACCACAATGCTAACGTATCAAATTAGTTAAAAATGCCATAAATTGATTCACAATTTTCATATATTTACAAAAAATATATGAACAACCAATTAATCCAAATAAGTAATCGTAGTATGAAGTATATTTTCAACTTACAAAAATCGTGCTTTGTAAAGTTTAAGGCTACAGGTAAAAATACATTACACTTATATGAGAACAAGTCGATTTTAACAGAAAAAGACTTGTATCGCCTATATGAAAATGCAAACAAAACAAAATAAAAAATAAACAACCAAATAAAACGTGCATATATAAATATTGGGTTCGGTAAATGTAATAGGTAGGCTAGACTGCCTCAATAAGACTTGAATATCTAGTGCCATCTTCGTCAAAATAAAATAGTTCTGTTTGTTTGTATATTTTTTTGTCGCCATCTACCTTAATTTGAGTATCCATTGCATCAGACAATGTAATCGTAAAGTCATTTCTATACCACCACGCAAATGTAATAGCGATAGTTTTTTCGTATTTATTATGATAAACATCATTGATGGATGCAATCTTGCCAATATATTTTTCTAGATGGGTAATAATTACGTGTTCTTGATGATTTGAATCGTCGTGTATGTCAATATTATGAACCAAGATAGTATTCCAACTAGTAGAGCTGTCAAAATAACTGAAACACGATTGGTCAAATTCATCCTCAGCATATTGTAGATGATCTGGAGTATATTGTTTGATGAAACCGAACATAAGTAGTATAATTGTGTTGATATAACTGCATAAACGTTATATCAATTTTTTATTAGAGGCGACTGCGAAAGTTTCTCATATATTCTTGATGTTTTTTCAGTAAATGCTCATGATTTCTTTTTTCAGTTGCTTGTATATCTTTATCTAGCATTTGTAAAACACGTTGAATCGAGTTCTCATATTGTAATTCTGGTTTCAATGATTGCTGATATATGTTATATTCGATTTTATCAGCGGTATGTTGATTGATTAGAACTTTATGGTATTTCGGATCTATATGTGTTAAATCAAGTGGCATAATACCTTTGTATCCACTAACTATGTATTTCCCTTTCATATACAATAACGAAACGAAATATTTTTATATATTTTCAAATATTGAATTATCAATATTATGTAAGCCGACGAAACGAATATGTTTTCTGCCACATAGACATCTTTCTAAAGTCGGTATATTATGCATCAAACATTTGTAATGAAAACGGCATTTACAATAGGCGCAAAATATATATTTTGGTCCAAGTGCTATGTTGCATATACGACATTCAATATTTACCGGTTTGCTATAACAACTACCCATAATATATAGAGTCGGAATAAAAAATCTATAAAATAAATTTATGTAGATATATTAATATAATAATCTGATTTATAGAACCAGATTATTATAGCATAAATGCTAACAAAGTTCTCCCACTGAGATTCGAACTCAGGTTTTTGGATGCCTTCATATAGTCTTCATATAATACTTTCATATGTAGAAATATTTTCAAAGTCCAAAGTGATAACCACTACACTATGGGAGAAAAAATATACTTTAACCCGTATATCAGGGGGGTATTGCACGAAGCGGGGTTTGAACCCGCGCAGCTTACGCTAATAGATCTTAAGTCTATCTCCTTAGACCACTCGGACATTCGTGCTAAATTTTGTTATAAAGGCCCACACCACCTCCATTATAACTGTAAAGCGCATTATTATGATAAATAATGGAGGCTTTACTCCCAAATGACTAGTTTAAAGACATATTCGTGTCGTTTGCTATAATGGCCCACCCACCCCTCCATTATAACTATAAAGCAACTTATGATAAGCAATGGTTGCTTTATTTCCCTATTTGAACAGTTTCGTGGCATATTCAGGCCGTTTGCACAAGTGCGGTTTCGAACCGCAGACCTTCGGCTCATAAGACCGACGCTCTAACCAACTGAGCTACAAGTGCTATTTACTGAAGCCCGACCTCTCTTACAGTTATTAATTTACCTAAAAGTAAATTATCCCAAAAGGTAATATATACCCCCCATTTGATTGCACAGCTGCAGCTGTTGATGAAATCGCATCTATGGTTGCTAGATGCCAACTATCATTCCTCTGACTTTCCATCACCCGATGAGGGAGTTGAACCCTCGACCACTAGCTTAAAAGGCTAGCGCTCTACCAACTGAGCTAACCGGGTATATATTTTGCCATCCACGCTTCTCAATAATTACATATTTACATATATCACTCTGCACTATATATGTAGTGTGAATTCTTTAAATCCATTTTATTACTATATTTAGATAAAGCACGTTCTCCACTATAATAACAGCATTTATCCTGAAGAATATTCACTTTTTTTAATTGTTTTTATCTTAAAATTAAACATGCTACAGAAATA